CTTAAATCATTGATATCTGTACCTGTGGCGCCTGTTAAATCTGCAAACAACGAATTTGACTCTGAGGATCCTGAAGCACTTATGTCTACAAAAGCTCCATCTGAATCCTGTAACTTGTATCCTGACTCTCCTTCTGAGTAAATACCAACTCCACCACCTGCACTCAACGTGCTATGAATCATAGCCTTATCGCCGATTGGAATTGAGACCTCTGCACCCTTTGTTTCTGTCGGTCTAGCCGTAGTGAAGTAGTCTTTTTCCCAAGCTATCGAATGTAATAACTTAGTCGTTTCACTATCTGCACCACCTTCTCCATTCTCTGTAGCAACGTCTGAATACGTCATTAAATCTTGATCTCTATAGAAATGGTTCCATATCTTGCTGTATGCCCTAAAAGGCAGCGCACTTATATTTATAACCCCTGCATCGCCTCCATAATCATACGGTGCAATACCTAAATAGTCGCTTAGCTCACTCTCCCTTAACGATAAATCATTCATCGCCATATACGGCGGCTCAACAACATACTCTCCATCCTCTCCACCTGTAATGAACTCCTCGAAATCTTCCCATATCTGCCTAATCGGCACGAAGAAGTGATGTATCCGCACCTTTACAGGATGCATAACTGGTGCCACTAATGGTGAGCACCTTATAAGCGCAGAAGTCGACATCTGTATCGAATCTCCTGGCAAGACATCGAACCATGTTAAAGGGACTAGTTTTCCCATATCACATGTCAATAGCTTATAGTGACTTAAACTGAACTTACTCCTTCTCATAATCATCCTCCATGTCAAAATGTGGGGAGAAATCTTCTAAAATCCTAGCTATCCTTCTAATCTCATGCCTCGACGTGTCTGTCATTGCCTCATAAATCCTTAATACTAATTCATTGCGAATTCTATGCCTTTTTTGTTTTTCTGCATTACTTATCGCCATTATATACTTCTCCTTTGTTTGAACTGTTTTCTGTTTGCTTCGATCGCGAACCTTTTCGCCTTACGTTTAGATAAACGGTGACTCCTAGTTGAGCAATCGACATCCCCATCTGCACGAACGAAGACCACACCATCATCCTTGTCTTCTGAAAATTGTGCCATGCCCCGGTCATCAACCCAACCAATGTACTCAAGACCAGCATCAAAGAGCCTAGACCGGCCTTCACGAAATTCCGCAAGTACATCTCCTTTCCTGCCAACATGCAGTATTTTTTTTAAGTAGTCTCCCAATGGATATTTGATATTACCATAATGTAACTGAGACACTATAAGTTCTTTTGGAAAGCCTTTTTTAAGCAGGGTTTCTGCTATGTGAACCATCGCTGGAGCGCCAATGCCAGGTCGCAGAGACATCCTTGAGAATTCCGGATGACGACCTTTTAGCGCTTTAAACTTTTCTTGATTCATGAATTTAGTCACGTAGTTAGTCATATACCTTGCGCTCTTATGGTTTATCTCACCAACATGAACATGACCACACTTCCAACTATTCTCCACAACATTATCAAAACTATATAGAACCTCTCCTTTCCTTTCTGGGCAGTAGTTATACTCCCATCCTACTCCAAACAATGCTAAATGATAATGAGGTAGCCCTGTATCCTCGCCGTATTCTCCTACACAATAATATCTAATTTTTAACGGCTCCATCCTCCTACGTAATCGTTTAAGGAATAATGTTATATCCCTAGGTTTTAATGAGCCATCATAAGGAGAAAACATAGGGTCATAAGTCAGGGTCGCAAAGATGCTCACTTCCCAGCACGACGCTTCCAGCAATAGCCTATGCTGCCATTCCCTTGCATGGTTAATTCTACAAAATAGACATTGTCCACAACCAACGTAACTGTCCTCGTACACCGTATAAGGGTTAGCACACATCATTATCTCACATCCTGAATCCAACTCTCCGAGCGTACAAACCGCGACTCATGCCTCTCCTTCTACCTCTCCTTCTACCACGTCTACGTCTCCTTCTTCTTCCTCTCCCCCTGTAACCTCTTCTGTAACCCATTTTTTACCTCCTGTACCAACGTTGTTTACCTCTCCACTCTTCTTTCCTCCTCGGTGATCGTTTCATCCTTTCTAAGATCTCCTTTTGATATCCCTCTCGTGGCACACTTTGAAATTGACCTCTACTTCTTCTAAATACCCAAACACGACCTGGCCCGGCCGGGCCCAGGAACTTTTTAAACTCCTCCATTTTATTCGCGATAGCACTTTTAGCCCACTTTTTACCTCTGGACGCATAGTAAATTGCTTTTATATAAGCATTCTCTTCTACGTCCTGTGAATCTGACGGTACTACCCATGCATAACCTTCCCAATCTCTTTTTACTTTTTCGAAAGGTTCTACTCCGGCCTCAAGACCTTCTTTCCCTGAATAAGTAACTTGCTTTGGCCTCATTTGAACCATATCATCTACAACACTTCCTGATGTATTTCCAACATTCGCCATACCTTGATTATTTAACATGTCCACCACTGGATCACCACCAGCCTGAGAACTTATTGCGCCCACACTTCTCTGCTTTTCTACCTCTATACCTAATAACTGATTGTCTAACTGCATCTTTTGCAACACTTGATCTTTTATCTGTTTATCTACTTTCCCCAATGCTCTTTCTTCTGAAGTCGGAATACCTTCAACTGCTCTAGCGATTGTTCTTTCTCCAACTCCTGAACCTTCAAATACTGATCTAAATGCGTTACCTCCTGCACCTGCAGGCGATATACCTAGCGCCGCCAACGGGTGAATCCCTGCTTTTTCTGCATCTCTTACTCGCCATTGAATTTGATTTTTTAATACTCTTTTTTGATGTTGCCATTGATTTCTGGCTGCTCTTTTTTGGGCTCTACGATCCATGTACCACTTGATGTCATCCCTGGCCATCATAAGGCCACCTGCTGCGAAGCCTGTTGCCATTTTGACCCTCCTATGAGCATCTTACGTTGCTATCTCTGGTCCATCTTCTTAGGGTTCTAACAGACTTTCCCATTCCCGCTCTGCCAAGAGCGAATAACGCGACCCTACGGCCAAGACGCCTGCGACAAATTTCACGACGTCGCCGTAACTCACGTGGCGCATCTTTATAATAATCATGCTGATCTCTATAGCGTCTTGCAGGACGCTGATCTTTACGGCGTAACCTTTCTTGTTCACGTCTCCATTGCCTGAACTCATAACCTAACCTGCTTAATAGCCGCTTGTGCGGCCTATAGAGTGTATGTATGTCACGTAATTTTGAGCGATAAACGTCTGTCAGCTGCACTCCACGAGACAACAACCGTCTTTGAGGTTTGGGAGTTTTTTTTATACTCCGTTGTCTAGTTGGCAGCTTAGTTTTACGCTTTTTTTTTCTTTTTTTACGTGCCATTTTTTTTAATTTTTTTTTAAGTAGGTGTCACCTACTACAGTACACATCAAGTAGAGTGTACTTTTTATCCTTCATCTAACGGCAAATCTTCTATTGCCGGTTCTACGATCGGGGGCTCCGGTGTTGAGACAACCGGCTTACTATCCACCTCGGCCGGTTTAACCTTCGGTTCAGCCGGCACCGGTGGAATTTCTTCAACGAGATCCTGATGCTCAAATCCTGACATCGGTAGAGGATCCTCATCTGGAACATCGAAGTCTTCCGCTTCCTCCATTGTCTCCATGCCTTGGTCATGAGCAAGTTGAGAAACATGCTTATGCAGAACTCTTTCGATCTGCTCTTATAATGTATACCTTCTGCTTCCTACTGATATCACTTCCCGAGTAGGGTTAGGGTATTCTAGCCCATCTTCACCTATCATTGAAACTTGTAGATCAATTAACTGCTCCAGTAATTCTTTGGGTATTTTCATAACAATCTCCTCCATTTAACTTTTTCCTTCTCTAGATCTACTCACCAACTTTTTACATTGTCATAGGTCTTGCGAAACGATTAACTATACGCCTAGCTTGGATAGAATGATTAGCCATACAATAAAGAGAATCAGTGTTTTCGCTAGCAAAAATCCGCTTACTAGGACTAGCAGTAACAAAACTACTATTGAGCGCCGGATCAGACCCGAATATTCGGGCAAGGTGCCAGTGATCAAGCGTCGAACGAAATTCACCAGCGATATTGCTAGGGTGCCACCTATACTCATCATAACGCCGTTGATAACCAAACGTATCATCCGGGTCATCATGTCTAGCATCGACCTCCTTGTTCAGTACGGCCTGCTCACCTATTGTTTCTAATTCTTTTTGCCAGTAGTGTTCCTTGGTATCTCTATTCCATGATCTGTGCAACCCAGTTGCATAAATCGGTCTTGGAATCACAGACATTAATGTCATGATAATTCCGTGTTCAGTAAAGAACCTCCTGAACCTATTTGATCTTAGGGCAGCTATACCATGCCCTGTCATCTGTCCAACTCCTTCGTTGGCGTCGTAGTCTTGTCCCGTCTGTAGGACTTCACTAAACTGTATAACCTGTCTACCGCCGCCCAGGTATATAGGCTCATCAATACCTTGCGGAGCATTAACACCAAGATACCGAAGATATTCCGAATACCTAGATCCATAAATATTCCTCGCCTCCTGATACCTTTGAATAGCTAAAGCTAATCTTAAATCATTGATATCTGTACCTGTGGCGCCTGTTAAATCTGCAAACAACGAATTTGACTCTGAGGATCCTGAAGCACTTATGTCTACAAAAGCTCCATCTGAATCCTGTAACTTGTATC